GACACGCCTTCACGTTCAGCGTGTTGATAAACAAGCGCTCGGGCGGAAAGCCCATCCAGCTGCCTCAGGTAGAGACGACGCCGACGTTGCTCGATCTCTGCATCTGGGTTGCGAGGACCACCAAAACGGCGTTTAGGCGCTTCCTGCTGCTCTTCAGACACGATGTTTACTGCGACCCAGTACCCAGATAATACCCTTTGGAGCGTGTTATGGAGGGGGGTAGGGGTCAAAAACCTGTGTAAGGTGAGCGGCATGACCGTAGATACCCCACCTGTCAGCTTGCGATGGTCGCAAGGGCAAGTTTTTCAAAGCGACAAACGTTTCCGGGTACTTGTAGCTGGCCGACGGTTTGGCAAGTCGTACCTGGCGTGCATCGAATTACTTCGTGGAGCGATTGACCGTCCTGGGGAGACATTTTTTTATTGCGCCCCGACGTATCGGATGGCGAAGGACATCGCCTGGCGCGTGTTGAAGAAGCTGGTGCCGAAGGTTTGGATCAAAAGCAAGAACGAAACCGACCTGAAGATCGAATTAGTCAACGGATCGTTGATTGAGTTGAAGGGAACCGAGAACGCAATGGCGTTGCGGGGTCGCAGTTTGGCGGGAGTCGTCTTGGACGAGGCGGCGTTTATGGATTCTGAGGTCTGGTTCGAAGTGATTCGACCTGCCTTGGCGGATAAACAGGGTTGGGCGCTTTTTATTTCAACGCCAGACGGCACAGCGAGTTGGTTTTATGACCTGTGGTGCTATGTGCCAGAGGATGAGACGAATGATTGGGCGAGGTGGAGCTATACGACGATCGAGGGGGGCAATGTTGCAAAAGAGGAGGTCGAAGCAGCCCGTGCGCAGCTAGATGCGAGGACATTTAGGCAGGAATTTGAGGCGAGCTTCGAGAACCTGAGTGGTTTGGTGGCGGTCAGCTTTAGTGACGCCAATATCAGCACTGAGGCAGCCGACATCAACGTTTTGCCGTTGTTGCTGGGGGTGGACTTCAACGTTGATCCGATGTCAGGCATCTGCGCGGTCAAAAAAGACGACACGCTTTACGTGTTTGACGAGATCATGCTGCGTGGTGGAGCGACCACCTGGGATTTTGCGGACGAGGTGACCAGGCGGTATGGCGTTGACCGGCGGGTGATTGCTTGTCCTGACCCGACGGGTGGCGCCCGCAAGACGAGTGGCGTTGGGATGACGGACCACTCAATTTTGCGCAGGACAGGTTTCACTGTGCAAACTCCACGCGCACCATGGAAGGTGCGAGATAAGATTACAGCGGTTAATACAGCACTGCTTGATGCTACTGGTGCGCGACGGACGCTGATCCATCCGCGTTGCAAAGAGCTGATCAAGGCATTGCGTACATTAACTTACGCTTCAGGGACTGGCCTCCCGAACAAAAACCTAGGCGTGGACCACGCTTTCGACGCCTTCGGTTATCTTGTTTTGCAGCAATTTAACCTTGCCAAGCCAGAAACTCTGGGGCAAACATCATATCGAATCTATTGAAGTTCAATGGCCAGCAGCACACTGAAGAACGCTTTGATGGCGTGTCCGCACTGTTTTAGTGCCGAAATTCGCGTAATCGGAACTTTTTACACCGAGGAAAATCAGATTGTGAGGCAGCGTAAATGCCTTGATTGCAAGCACAAATGGAACACTGTGCAGCCCATTGAGAAGACGTTGCCGCCTTCGGTGAAGGTGCTTTACCCGACTTGGCGGGCTGAAGAGGGCAAATTAAAGCTTGTTGAGCTGGTTGACATCGCTCCAACTGCTTAAACTGGAATCAATCCACGCTTTAGCGTCATGCCTGGCCACTACGGAACCAAAAAAGGCGGCAAAAAAGGCACCAAGAAAGGCACTAAGAAGATGTGATCGCCATGCCGCGTAAGTTTCGTCGCGTCCCTAAGGATTCCAGTACAGGCGTACCAAAAAAGTACGTTTCTGGCTCCAAAAATCGAGCCGCCAAGGCGGCAGAGATAAAGAGGACTGCCGAAAAATACCGGCGTGGTGAAGACATCGACGTTGCAGCCGTCAGTCGTTCCAGGAGCAGCCAGGATGCCCGCAAAACCACTAAACGAAAAAACAAAAAAAGCACTAAGAGAAAAGGCTGAAGGCACTCGTTTCACCTACGGCGAACTTGCCCGCGTCTACAGGCGTGGACAGGGCGCTTACCTCTCTAGCGGCTCTCGCAACGTCTCAATGGCTGCTTGGGCTATGGGACGGGTGAATAGCTACATTTCAGGTAAAGGAGGTGCTCGCAAGGCTGATTCTGACATTTACAAGAGCGCTCGCTCTAGGGGGAAATAGCCATGGCCAACGTCGGAACCACCGTTATCGACCGTTTTACCAACACGGTCGAGCACACGGGCAACGCCATGAGTGAAGTTGACGACTGGTTCGAGATCGCCGCCCACTGCAGCCAGTACAGTTTCGCTGCAAATGTGACTAGCTCCGCCAACTTCACCCTCGCCTTGGAGGCCAACTTCAACGGCAACGGCGACTGGTTCACGATTGACACCAGCAAAACAATCACCTCTGCTGGTCAATACGTCTATTTCTACGACGGAAGGGCCGCCACAAAGATCCGAATGCGCATCGCCGCCATATCTTCTGGGACGGTGGCATTAACTCCGCATATTGTTGCCGGATACCATGGCTGACGAAGATCCTCGTAACGAAGAGGATTACGACACGTGGGAGTACGGCACTGAGCCAATCCCAGGCGATCACACTTGGACTGACTCTGAAAATCGCGTGGTAACACGCAACTAAAGAGTTAGACTTCAGCGTATAGACCCTTCCTACGTCTAGTCATGGCCATTCTTCGCGGCGAAGAAGGTGCTGTCCAGTTTGACGCTGCGGGCTCTACCAACGCAACCATCGTTGGTACTCGTAGCTGGACGCTGAACATCACCAAAGACACGTTGGATGTCACCGATCACGGCGACACCTTCCGTGCATTTGTTGGCAGCCTGGTGTCCGGTTCCGGCACCGTTGAGCTGGTTTACGACCCTGATGCAACCGGCCAAGCCGCGTTCATCGAAGACGTGATCACCACTGGCGACACTGCAGACGCCACCTTCGAGCTGTTCACCACCGGCACCACCTCTGGCACCGATTCGGTCAGCTTCGCAGGCATCATCACCAGCATGGATATTGCATCCACTGTTGGCGATCTTGTCGTTGCTACCTGCAATTTCGTCACCAGCGGCGCCATCACCAGCAACCTTGAATAAGGGTTAGCCCGATGGTGGAATATCGCGGCGAGCGTTTTGCTGGGTACAACAAACCCAAGCGCACACCGAACCACCCCACTAAATCCCATGCCGTTCTGGTTAAGGAAGGGGACAAGATTCGGTTAATCCGATTCGGGCAGCAGGGAGTCAGTGGCTCGCCTAAGCGCAAAGGTGAAAGTGCAGCAGCAAAGCGCCGTCGCGAGTCCTTCAAGGCTCGCCATGCGGCGAACATTTCGCGTGGCAAATTTTCTCCGGCTTATTGGGCCAATCGCGTGAAATGGTGAAATGACCTACTCCGTCCCTGGCCTGGTCCGCACTCATCTCGTCAGCTCTTCCTACATGGGAAGTGTTGACAGTCCGTTTGTGCGAACACGAGCGGTGATCGACCAGATGAAGGGCTGGGAGATCATGAAGGCGGTCAGCCTAGGGACAGAGTATTTACGCGAAAACAGCGAAGCCTTCCTCCCCCTTGAACCCCGCGAGGATTACTCCGCGTACCTGGCACGTGTGAATCGTGCGGTGTTCTCGCCTTACACGCAGCGTTTGATCCGTGCTGCGGCAGGTCTCATCCTGCGTAAGCCAATCAGCCTTACTGGCGACTCCTATTGGACTGACGTGTTCGCCAAGGATGTTGATGGCTGTGGATCTGATTTAGACGAATACGCTCGACGGCTGCTCATCTGTGCTCTTACCTACGGCCACTGTCACACACTCGTTGATTTCCCGGCTCCTTCGGATGCCAGAAGTCTTGCAGAAGAGCGTGCTCTTAATCGTCGGCCCTATTGGATTGAAGTTGATCCAACCAACGTCTATGGCTGGCGACTTGACCGCGAATCAAACTACGGACGACTGATCCAAGTCCGGGTTGGCGAAAAAGCCGTTGTTGCTGACGGTGAGTTTGGGGAGAAGGTCTATGACCAAGTTCGCGTTATTGAGCCTGGTCGTTATCGGATTTATCGCCAGGATCAGCAGAAGCAGGAGATGCAAGGAGGCTTTCCATACCCATCTGCATTTGATCAGACGGACGCCAAGGCGAATTATGAGCTGGTTGAAGAAGGTCCGTACAGCTTGGACGAAATCCCGCTAGTTACGACCTACGCCAACAAGACCGACACGATGGTCAGCAAGCCACCGTTGCTGGACATTGCGTACCTCAACCTGGCTCATTTCCAGCGCCAAGCTGACCTGATCCACAGTCTGCACGTAGCTTCACAGCCGATGCTGGTGCTTGAAGGCTGGGACGATCAGAGCAAAGACATGGCCATCAGCGTGAACTACGCAATGGCGATGCAACCTGGCAACAAGGCGTATTACGTCGAGCCTGCATCCAGCGCATTTGAGGCTCAAACCAGCGAGATCCGCGAGCTGCAGCAGCAGATGTCCACCTTGGGC